CTGCTCTTCACATTGGCCATCAAAACGAGTGGCATCAGGTTGCTGAGATACACCTTGAATAAGGTTAGGAACGGAAGTGTTAATTAAAGCCATTATGTAAGGTCGTAGTTACGGTTGATACCAATTCTGGTTGCTACATCGTAGTTGTCAAATATAGTCCTATCAGAGCTACCACTGTCGTAATCCATGAGAGCTCCGTAGGCTTTGTATTCATCACGAGCAATCAACGCTTCTAGCTCACGGGAACCCACGATGCGTCCTTGGAACACACGAGAGGCACGCAGGGTGATATAACGACGAGCTTGCTCTGGTAGGGAGTCCCACTCTAGGAGACGTGTTTGGTTCACTTTAAGATCCTTGGTGAACACTGAGGTGTTATTAGAGCGATCAAAGAGACTTAAACCGCGCTGTACGACATCTATTGAAGTGTCGATGGGGTCTAGCTCAAGGATGTCCTCTGAGAGAGTTATAGTGCCATCCCCAGCAGGGCTCAGGGAGACGTTTACTTCTGTGTTGAATTGCCAGCCTACAGACTGAACAGCGCGACTAATCTCATCAAGAGTAGAGATAGCCGTAGCAGCGGAAACTGGGAGTGCGTTGGTGTTGCTGATGCTGTTGACAGGGCTTTCGCCAATGTGTCCTAGCATCGAATTTACTGCTTCTAGTTTAGATGTCAGAGTAGGCATATTATTGTATAAGTTAAAAGGGGTTAAAAAGAGACCCCAAGGGGATTGTCCCAAGGGGTCTCAGATTAAGTCAGAGCTTAGGCAGGAAGAACCTTAACAGCACACTCTGGTCTGAGAGGTGCGTGCCCCATTGCGTATTTAGCAACGAACAGAGTACCTTGACGTTGGATTTGGTACTCGCTTTCAGTAGCAAGATCGAGGAGCTTAACAGTTCCGATAGCTTCCTTAGTACCTGCAAGGAATCCCTTAGCAGATGCTGTACCGCTAAGAGCGGAGAAGTCACCGTTGTAACCAGCACCGCCAGCACCGAACACGTCGTTGTTTGCAGCACCGTCGTCAGTTGCAACAGCAGAAGCATCACCGAGACCGATAACGCTGTCGAGGTGGTTGCTCTTGAAGAGGTTGATACCAGCGACCTGAGCGATCTTACCAGTTGCAACATTACCTACACCACCAGTGTCACGATTGATAGCGACGTTGTCGGAAGTGAGGAGAGTGTAGTACTGAGAAGGAGTCAAGATAGCGAAACGACCTTCATCTGGAGCATCTTTCTCGTCAAGAGAGCGAGCAACAGCGTAGAGCGAGTCAACAAGACCAGCAGCAGTGTCAGTAGTAGCACCAGAGATGCTTGTACCACCGTTACCACCGATAGGCGATGCACCACCAGCAGCAGCGAAGAGAGTCTTCATTGTTGCGATGTCGAAGCGCTTAGCAAGAGCCTTACCGAGTTCCTTAGCGTAGATGCTACGGACGTCGTAGTGGTTCTTGAGCTCATCGATGTTGGCGATGAATGTCGAAGCAATCAGAACGTCATCGATGTTGATGGTGCGCTCAGCGTGCTTGATGGTTGATAGGTAGCTGTTAGAGCTATCCACGATGTCTTCACCAACAGTGTGGTATTTAGCATCAGCGACACCTGTAACAGGGAACTGAGCTGTCTTACCAGACGAGATGGTGCGGACCATGTGGAGATCCTTCATGATGTTCTGCTCCTCGAAAGTCGTCAGGATTTCTCCCGAGAACACTTTGAGAAAGAGACTATCGACGTCTCCAGAACCGTTTACTTGTCCCAAACGGGACGGACTTGTATTAGCCATTATATTATTTCTATTTTTGAGTTAGTTTACTTAGAGTAGCTCCCAGAGTGGGGACTACAGTTGGTTGTTCTTACTCACTTGGTTCACCGCTAGGTTATCCTCCTCGGAGGGCAAAGCTGTTACTACTTGCGGATACGAACGAAATTGGTTTACTTCTTTTTTGGAAAGCCCTTCTTCATATTTGAATAGGCTTTATTGCTCACGGTAGATTTCTTCTTACTGCGAGAGGTGCCGAGTTTACGGCGACGATTAATGTTTTTGTATAAGCTCATATTAGCATTTCCATCTTTTTAGTGCCAAAGCCTTACGTGTGGGGCGACCTTTGGAATCCTTCATGGGGCCTTTGACGCCACCCATACGAGCACAGAAGGATTTCTTACGAGAGCCTCCTTTGGGCTGTGGTGCTTTTAGATTGGAGCCAGTCTTCGAGTTGTAATACTTCCGCCCTTTAGCGGTGAGACCGCCTTTGGAAGATTTATGCTCCTTGCGGAGACTGACGCCTTTTCTTTTCATTTAGATAGTTATTTATTATTGGGGTTGCCCTACTTCTGTAGGTATTAAGATTGATTTGCTTCTGGTCAGCTTGGGGATTCTCTACGCGTCTCCATGCACCACCTCCACCATTCCAGATGAACAGCATGTGGTCAGCCGTAGGTGTAACCCCAGAGGCTTGAATGTGCTTTGCGTAGTGACTCAGTACAGCATACGCGACCCTCTGGCCGAACGCTGGGTCAAATACGTCCGTATGGGAGGCTTTAGAACCCGTTATACGGTTGTAATCGTCTACCATTACCTTGTGGATCTGGTAGTGACCATAAGCAGCCCCGTTGTCACCCACTACATCGTGAGGACTATCAGGGTAGACTTCCCACTGAGGGATTAACTTAACGAAGTCTTTAAGGGTTATTGAGGTGTCCGCTTGGCAGCACCCGAACAACAAAAGGGATAGAACTATTAGTTTACTTATCAATGTTTTCTAGCTCGTTTACATAGTCGAGGATGTCCCCGATGGTTTCCCGCTCAGAGGAGCTAAACTCGTGTTGGTCTAGCTCCTCGATGAATTCAGGAATCCTGCTTTGTCTCAGCGTCGCGCACCCACTCAGCAATACGAGCGCGGTGCTCAGCGTGACGACGATTAGCGATTTCTTTAACATATTCGGATCGTATCTTTAGAAACAGATTCCCGATCTTAGGGAACGCTATTAGCAGTTGAACGATAGTGGTGATCACTTGTCTTTAGCTTTACCTACGTTAAGAGCGAGCCAGTCGATGACCTTGTAAGCCTTGGAAGCGATGGCGTCGTCTTTAGGGGTAGGAGTGAGGGCAGCTACAGCAGAGGCAGCAGCGACAACAGCGGAAGCAGCGAGTAAGATACTGTCTGCATTAGCGACTAGGTATGAGATAATTTCTTTCATGATTTTATTTATTTATTGGTTAAAAGATTGAGGAAACAGCCATCCGCTTCTCTACGTTTTCACGATAAGCTGGATCACTGGCATAACGAGGATCACGCATAGCTTCTGTAACTTGCGCTGTAGAACCAAATGGCTTTACACCTGCGTCACCTGAAGTGGATCCTTGGACGAGTGAGGGGCCTTTGCCACCTGCCGCTAGGAACTGAGCATACAGTCCTTTAACAGCTACACGAGCTTGCTCTACTGATTGTCCTTCTACGATAGAGTTGAACGCATCAAGGTCTCCATCAGCAAGGTTCTCACCAGCCCACTCGGACATAGCTTCGTAGTTACCAGCACCACCAATAGACTCTTGGATGGTAGCGGCTTGTTGGACGGACATAGCTTGTTGACCAGCGATGTATTGCTCTACGAACTCACGAGGAAGACCTGCAGCTTCTAGGGCATCAAAGGTCTTGTCGGACAGCTCACCGCTCTCAGCGAACTCACCACGAGCCGCATCAATAGCACCTGTGGTTGCCTCTACGGGAGAAGCGTCTTCCGTTTTAGCATCTTTCTTCTCCGCCTTGGGCTTGGACATCTTCTTCTGAAGCTCCTTGTAAGCCTTAGCCATTTCTTCGGGGCTCTCGAACTTCTCGTCGAGCCACTCTGGGCGTTCTTCTTCCTTGGCTTCTGGCTCTTCTTCTTTGAGCTGTTCTTCGATAGTCTCTTTGCCTTCCTTTGGGTCGGCTTCAAGCGTTTGGTTACGCTGGTTAGCTGCTTCTTCTTGCATAGCAGCTTGTTGTTCGAGGGAGATGTTTTCCTCCTCGTTTACTTCATTGATCTGTACTTGATGTAGGTCAGCCATATTCTAGTTTATTATTCCTCTTCGGGAGCTTGTTCTTGTTGTACTTTCGCTTGGTCAGAAATAGCTTTGATCCCTGCTGGACCTAGCTTCTCTGCCATTTGCATTTGTTGGGCTTGTTGGGCTTCTTGAGCCATTTGTTCTTCTGTCTTAACCAATCCATCAGTTTTAATACCGAGGGATGTAGCACGACGTTTAAAGTATTCTCCGACACTCACGTATTGAGCTACAGCTTCAGGGCCTACGATCTGAGCAGCACCAGCTAGGAACATATCTAGCTTCTGTAGATCGTGACCACGACCAAGGGCTTCTACACCTGTGATAATAACAGGATTGATAATGTCCTTGGGTAGCTTAGGAAGCTTCTTCTTCTTACGCATCACTTCCATGAGGCGATTAACCATAGGCATCTGGAGCTCCACTGAGAGCAACGAGTAAAGACCGCCAATAGCAGTCTCTAGTTCTTGTCCTAGCATACGGATTTCTTCTGCTGTCACACGCTCTGCGTTACGAACAACACCAGAGGTCAGCAAGAAGGCGTGTCCAAGACGCTCTTCGATCTTTACGATGCTCTCTTGGACAACTCGGAAGTCATTGAACTTCTCTAACTGTAGAACGGACACATCAGCCGCGTTGCCTTGAGCGATAGCACCATTAGGT